GTCGATTAGTGGTCCGTTCACAGTGTTGATATAAGTTGATTTTGGAAACATATAGTTTTTGGTATCCTTCCGCATATAGAATCTATATAAGGGAGCGTACAGATAGTACTCTAACAGATAAGGAGCTAGAGGTTGCATTTGCACAGCTCTCGTTGGTTTGGCTGTAACCCTTCTAGATGCCATTGTACCTGGGTTATCCTCTGAAAATGGTATATAGAAATTGTCAACATTATTTTCATCTAGAACCATGTCTTTTTTAGGTTTGAATGAATCAGGTGACAATGGGTAAATAACTGCTTTTGATGTAGTCTTAATCTCTACCTCCAGTCCATCGATTCTACCCATGATTTTAATAGCACCAATACCGGCCGAGTTTGACGTTAGAGCCTTTGGAATGTTCTTTACATATTCATCCCATTTAAGTATCCTATCTCTTGAGGATAGTGAATGCAGATTATAGTATGCTGTTTCCATCAGATCTCTTAATATCGGCGTACTTGGTACGATGTATGATCCATCTTCCCTTTGAGTGTATGGCTCCGGTAGCCCCGTACCTTTATATAACTCTGAATCGTTCGCATGAGAATATATATCCTTAAACGTTACATTCTGATTAGTTCCAATGTATCCACTAATAGCCCTCAGTCCAGATATAAGCGATGCTGCCCTAATTGAAATTGCACCATGAGGAATTCTGATACTAAGTTGCACAATCTTACTCAATTCATGCTGTCCCATCTTCTTTAATTCATTAACATACTCAGCATGTGTACTACCATATAGTTCGTTCCAAAAACTTTCGTTCACGGATGTACCATTTAAATCATATATATTATAAACTATTGTCTCAGGTGTATCAATGATTGAAATATTTGTACCTCTACCTGACATTGCAGATGTATGCATATACGCAAAGCCTATAGCACCTTTAACTTTCAGAGTAAATCCAATTGGCGAGTGACACATGCCTGACAGTATCTCATGTGACATCTTAGTTATGTCAATGTGATTCTTTTCAAAATACGGTATTACATCATCTGAATAGTCTGACAATATATAAGCAAGATTTATTGACATGTATAGCTTCTTTGGTGACATACTATCAACAGTCACTCTAATAGCACCATATGGTGGATCATCACATTCATCATCACCTTTTTCACCCCACATAGTTGACATCCATTTCAGAAATCCAAAACATAATCTTATATATGGTAACTTTATTTTTTCACCTAGTGCAATTATAACGGTTGGAACCATATTATACAGTCTCATTGGAGTACCTGATTTACCCTCGGTTAGTCTTGATAGAGTCCATTTCTGCTTCTCCTCAGGTAAACTCGGTATATGTAGCGAGGGCAAAACCTCACCGTTATCAAAATCTGACTGGTTAGTATAAAAGTTAAAACCTGGTAGGATAGGCACGATGTCGAAATCAACTAAATAAGTTCTTAGACCGACTCTTCCTCTCTTCCTGTTTGAAGCAATTAACTTCCCGTCGACAGTTCCTGGCATATCACTAATAACAGCTAAAGGATTCCTGAGATTCACGTACGCCGTGAGAAACTTATGGTGAGCTGCTGTCAAATTCACTAGAACCTCCGGTTTCGTTGGTGTCGATAGTGGACTAAGCTCGCTCATACACATAAGTAGCTCATCGAAG